GTGAAGGACGGCTTCACGCCGGAGAGCGCCATCGCCGCAGTCATGGGTCAGAACATGAGCCTGTTGAAGCCCATCCCGGGTTGGCTCAGCGTGCAGCTCCAACCCGGCGGCCCAGGCGGCCAGGCTCCGCCAGACGCTCAGCAGCAGCCAGTGCCGCCCCCGACCCCATCGCCAGCGAACGGCAAGACCGCACCTCCGAGGAGTTCATGATGAGCACCCGCGCAGACCATCCGCCGACGGATGTCCATGCCGGCGAGCATGCGCCGGGCGACATCGAGTTCCTGCACAACATGGCCGTGGCCCTGCGCGGTACCGCCGCGATGGCTCAGGACCACCTCAGCCAGACCTCGCATCCAGGCGTCATGTCGCTGGCCAACCAACTCGCCTCATCCCACGCGGCGCAGCTGGTGCGCGTGGACGGGCTACGCGCTCGCATCGGCAACGCCACCGCGAGCACGAGCACCACGACGAGTGCCGGCGCCGGGTCATCCGGGCATGGTCAGGGCGGCGGGAACGCCTACGGGCAGAGTGATGGCCGCGCCGCCGCCTCGCCGTATGGCGACGTCAGCTACGCCGATCCGGGCTACCAGGCAGACAAGAAGAAGCGCTATCCGCTCGACACGGCAGACCATGTGAAGGCGGCCTGGTCCTACATCAACATGGCCAAGAATGCGGCCATGTACAGCGCCGGACAGGTCGCCGATGTGAAGGGTCGCATCAAGGCGGCGGCGAAGCGGTTCGGCATCGCCATTGCGGGCTCCTCGTCGAACGACTCCTGGGAGGCGTACGAGGAGCTGCGCTCCATCTCTCCGCTAGTCGGTCAGACGCTCGGCGTCCGCTGGCATTGGGATGGCGCGTCCGAGGTGCGCGAGGCCGTCTTCGAGATGGAGCCCAGCGCTGACGGCCTGACGCTCGAGGGTTACGCGGCCGTCTTCAACACGCCGACTCAGATTCGGGACTGGGAGGGCGACTTCGAGGAGACCATCAAGCCAGGCGCGTTCCAGCGCACGCTCGCACAGCGCATGCCGGTGCTGATGTTCAACCACGGCAAGCACCCCCTCATCGGCGACATGCCGCTCGGCGTCATCCGGCATGCCGAGGAGGACTCCAAGGGCCTGTACGTCTCGGCTCGCCTCACCGACAACTGGCTCGTCCAGCCGGTCCGTGACGCGATCCGCGACGGCGGCATCCGGGGCATGAGCTTCCGCTTCACGGTCCCGCAGGGCGGCGACACCTGGAGCGCCAGGAACACCAAGCGCGCCATCCACGATCTGGACTCCAAAGAACTGGGTCCGGTCGTCTTCCCGGCCTATGAGCCGACCACAGTGTCGGTTCGTTCGGCCCTCGACTGCATCGACTGCACCACCGGGCGGCCTGGCGCGAGGAGCGCTGGCGGCGGTGACTCCGACGCGCAGCCGGGGAACGGCGAGGCGTCCCGCATCCGGGCGGCACTCCGGGTCATCGACGTCAACCCACTTCTCTCGAAGGAGCACTACCGTGTCTGACAAGGTCGAAGAGACCGCTACCATCCCGCAGTCGCTGGACGACCTGCGGGGCAGGACCCCTGAGGAGCTGTACGCGCTGTGCGAGCGGCTCGAGGGCACGATCCGTGAACTCCACCAGACCAACACCGGCGAGATCCGGGACCTGACGTCGGCCGAGGAGGGCGCGCTCAAGCTGGCGGTGGAGATGCGCTCGGCCGCCATGAAGAAGCTCGAGGAGCACAGGGCCATCGCCGACACCCTGCGCGTCAGGCCGAAGGCGGCGGTCAACATCTACGCCGGGCTGACCCACGGCGAGGAGTTCGGCTCCGTCCGCAGCCTGCCGGTGCGCGAGGCGCGCGATCGCGCGCTGCGCGTGCTGGACAGCGTGGACGCCGCGCACCTGAAGGGCGACCAGAAGGATGAGGTGAACAGCCGGCTGCGCTCGATGGGCGGAGCGGCGGACGATCTCGCCCGGCGCATCCTGGTGACCGAGAACGACGGCTACCGGTCGGCCTGGATGAAGGCGGTCACGGACCCGAACTGGTTCGCGCGACTCACCGACGACGAGCGCGACGCGATGAAGATCTACGAGGAGTACCGTGCCATGTCCGAGGGCACGACCTCGGCCGGCGGCTTCGGCATCCCCGTCTTCATCGACCCCAGCATCATCCTGACCGCCCAGGGCACCGGGAATCCGTTCCTGGAGCTGGCCCAGCAGGCGACCGTCAACACGAACGCCTGGAAGGGCGTCTCCTCGGCGGGCGTGACGTGGGCGTTCCAGGCTGAGGCGGCGGCCGCCACGGACAACTCGCCGACCCTGGCCCAGCCCACCGTCACGGTGTACATGGCCCGGGGCTTCATTCCCTACTCGATCGAGGTGGGGCAGGACTACCCGGACTTCGCCAACCAAATGGCGACCCTGCTGGCCGCCGGGTACGACGAGATCCTGGTGGACAAGTTCACCCGCGGCACGGGCTCCGGCGAGCCCCAGGGCATCCTGACCGCGCTCTCGGCGAACACCAACACCCGCGTGGCGCTGACCACCTCCGGGACGTTCGGCGCGCCCGACCCCTACAAGGTCTGGGGTGCGCTCCCGCAGCGCTTCCGGCGCAACGCCAACTGGCTGATGAGCGTGGTCACCAACAACGCCTTCCGCCAGCTCGGGACCGCCAACGTGTACCACGCGTACACCGTCAACCTGCCCGAGGGCTGGACCGACGCGCTGTTCCGGCGCGGCGTCTACGAGTCGCCGTACATGCCGGACGTGACGACCTCCACGTCGGCCACCATCGGCCTCGCGGTCGTCGGGGACTTCTCGAACTACCTCATCGCGCGCCGCGGCGGCATGAGCGTCGAGCTGGTCCCGCAGCTGTTCGACGTGACCAACAACCGCCCCACCGGGCAGCGCGGCTGGTTCGCGTACGCGCGCATCGGCGGCGGTTCCATCAACGACCTCGGCTTCCGGCTGCTGGTCAACACCTGAGCTTCAAGCGGGGCGGCTTCGGTCGCCCCGCCCCCATCACTCGAAGGAGTCCGCCCATGGCTGACTACCCGGTCCCGTCTTCTACGGGCCTAAACCCCACGCCGGCGCCGACCCCCGGAGAGCCGGGCGTCGGATTCGACGACACGCTGCCGAGCGTCGACCCGACGACCGAAACGGAACCTGTGGTCACGGTCGTGGACTGGCCTCCGGCCATCCCGCAGGGGCCGAGCGACCCTGCGGACACGCCCGGCTGGAAGGACTGCGACGACCTCTTTCCGGCTACCGAGGGCGGCACCGACGGCATGGACACCGAGATGAACCCGGAGGCGTACTGAGTGAGCGAGACCAGCAACACCGCGTACGAGGCCGGCCGCGATGCAGCCGAGACGGGCGGCGAGCGCCGGAATCCGTTCGACGGCCGCAGCAGCGAAGGCAAGGACTGGCTGCGCGGGTACGACTCCGTGCCCAAGCCGGATCCCGTCGTCCTGGTCCCGGCCGGAGAGTCCGGCGATCCGGATGTGCACTACCTCATCGCCAACCGCGACGCGCACCGCCGCATCGCCGAGGCGCCCGACAGCACCAAGGACAACCGCGAGCACGCCGAGGAGGCGATGGCCGAGATCGACGCGCGCCTCCGGGAGATGGGCTACCGATGAAGGTGGTCTACGCCACGGCGACGGCGTCCGTAACCCGGCCGGGCGGCCATCAGCTACTGGTGCAGAAGGGGACGCATTGGCCGGCAGACGATCCGCTGGTGCTGTCGCATCCGGACCTCTTCAGTGAGGACGCGCGCTACGGCATGTGCTACAGCCAGGCGCAGCGCGAGGAGGTCGTCGAGGCGATGACCGCAGGGCCGGGTGAACGGAGACCCATCACTGCGCGTGGCTGACGACGCCGCTCGCGTCGTCATCGCGTACGTCCATGGCCACGAGGTGGCCCACTCGTGGCACCGCAGCTACCTGGGCATGGTCCGCTGGGACATCCAGCACGACCGCCGCATCGCCGGCGATCTGCTCGTCCGCTGCGGCTTCCAAGGCGTCCCGGCCGCACGCAACGAGGGCGTGCGCCAGTTCCTTGGCACCGATCTGGAGTGGCTGCTCTGGCTCGACACGGACATGGGCTTCGCGCCCGACACCGTGGACCGGCTGCTCGCCGCGGCGCACCCCACTGAGCGCCCGGTCGTCGGCGCACTCTGCTTCGCACAGAAGCTCGCCGATGACGGCCTGAACGGATACCGGATGACCTCGGTGCCGACCATCTACGACTGGTACAGCACCGACGCCATGAAGGGGTTCATCGGCCGGGTCGAGTACCCGAAAGATGAGATGTTCCGATGCGCCGGCACGGGCAGCGCCTGCATCCTCATCCACCGCCGCGTCTTCGAGTGCATCGCGGCCACGCAACGTGATCCGTGGTACGAGCCGGTGCCCAATCCGCAGGTAGGCGGCGTCATCGGCGAGGATCTGAGCTTCTGTCTGCGCTGCGCGATCGCCGGCATCCCCATCCACGTCCATACCGGCATCCGGACCAACCACCTGAAGCCCGTCTGGCTCAGCGAACCGGACTGAGAGAGAGGAAAGCGTCGTTCATGAGTGAGTTCCCCGTCCCCGACGCCTGGCAGCCGCCGGCGCCCGGAGAGGCTCCTGAGACGTCGGAGGCTGTCGTCGTCGGCTGCGTGCATGACAGCAAGGTGTCGTACTCGTGGCACCACAGCATGATGCAGCTCCTCGGGTGGGACTGGGCCAACAAGGGCCGGATCCACGCGGGCGGCTACATCAGCATCAAGTACGGCACGGATGGCCTCATCGAAGCGCGTAACCGAGCCGTGCGCGATTTCCTGGCCGAGCGCAAGGGCGATTGGCTCTGGTGGGTCGACACCGACATGGGCTTCGCGCCGGATACGGTCGACCGCCTCTTCGCCGCAGCGCATCCCGTTGAGAGGCCGATCGTGGGCGGGCTGTGCTTCAGTCAGCGCGAACTCGAACCGGACGGCCTGGGCGGCCACGTGACGGGCCCGGTCCCGACCATCTACCGCTGGACGCAGCACAAGGGGCAGTCGGGCTTCGCGGTCATGTGGGACTACCCGCCGGACACCCTGGTGCGCTGCCACGGCACCGGGTCGGCCTGCATCCTGATCCACCGCTCGGTGCTGGAGCGCATCGGCGAGCGCTTCGGCCCGGTCTGGTACGACCGGACGCCGAACCCGAGCACCGGACAGATGATCTCTGAGGACCTGAGCCTGTGCGTCCGCGCTGGCGCGCTCGACATCCCCGTCTTCGTGCATACGGGCGTGCCGACCACGCACCACAAGGAAGTGTGGCTCAGCGAGCGCGACTACTGGCGCGCACGCGCAGTGGACCCGCCGCCGGCCGAGCCTGAGCCCGAAGCGGTGGCCGAGGCGCAGGAGGCAGCGCAATGAGCGACCTCCTCGTCATCGTCCCGTCGCGCGGCCGGCCGGCGAACATCGCGGCGTTGATCGATGCATGGCAGGCAACGGCCACTGCTGCCGCCGAATTGCTAGTCGCAGTCGATGACGACGATCCGGAACTCAACGGCTACATGGCCCCGAGCGCACGGGCGAAGATCGTTCTTGGTCCCCGCGAGCGCATGGGCCCGACCCTGAACCGCCTCGCGGTCGAGCACGCGCCGAATCACTTCGCCATCGGCTTCATGGGCGACGACCATCGCCCCCGCACCGAGGGTTGGGACGTTCGCATGGTCGAGGCCCTGCGAGAGATGGGCACTGGCCTCGCGTACGGCAATGACCTTCTCCAGCGCGAGGCGCTCCCGACCGCCGTCTTCATGACCTCGGACATCATCCGGGCGCTCGGCTACATGCACCCGCCCGGCCTGGTGCACCTGTTCCTCGACAACTACTGGCTGGGCCTGGGCCAGGCGCTCGGACGCATCCGCTACCTCGATGACGTGGTCATCGAGCACGTGCACCCGCTGGCCAAGACGGCCGAGTGGGACGACGGCTACCGCGAGGTCAACTCGCAGGCCATGTACGCGCGCGACCACGCCACGTTCATGCGTTGGGTGCGCGAGGAGGGCGGCGAGGCGCTCGCCAAGCTCCAGGCGATGATCGAGGCCAAGGCCGGAGTCCGGGCCTGATGGAGGCCCGTCTCTTCGAGGCCGGCACGGTGCCGGAATGCACCACGGCGCAGTGGTACGCGGACCGCGAAGCGGCGCCGCACCTGGAGCAGGCAGGCCACCGCGAGCGCCTGCTCCAGGCCGCCCTGTTCGTTAAGTTCCTGGCCGACACTGAGGGCGTCGCCACGGTGGTCGACCTCGGCGCCGGAGACGGCGGCCTGCTTTCGGTGCTCGCGAGCGACCGCCGGCTGGAGTGCTGGGGATATGACCTCTGCCCGGCCAACGTCGAGGCGGCGAAGGCCCGTGGCGTCAACGTCGGCCGCCTCGACGTCGTGGCGCAGGAGCCGCGCTGGGCGGACGTGGCGACCGCCACCGAGATGCTGGAGCACCTGCTCGACCCGCACGGCTTTCTGAGTCGCGTCCGCGAGCACTGCCGCTTCCTCGTGGCTTCCTCGCCGTGGAACGAGACGGCGACCGATCACTACGAGTTCCACACGTGGGCCTGGGACATGGCCGGCTACCGCGATCTGCTCAGTGATGCCGGATGGAAGCCCATCTACCAGGAGCCGGTGGGCCGGTTCCAGGTGGTGGTGGCCGCGCGGGACTATGCCGTCGGGGGCATCGTCAAACCCGGCGTCTACATGGTCGCCGAGGCCGGGCCGGAACAGGTGGGAGCGCTGTGAGGGTCCGCCTGCGGCCGGCCCCCAATGAGATGGAGATGATGCTCCTCTACCCGCGCCCGCACGTCCACACGCGCTGGGCCGATCACATCATCCGGGTGGACGAGACGACCCGCATGGCGGCTCAGCTGCTTCCGCACGGCGGTACGGTGGCTGACCTGTCGTGCGGCGACGCGACCATCGCGCACAGCCTGGAGGCGTCGCACGGCGCCCGCCTCATCCTCGGCGACTACGCGCCCGGCTACCCGATCCAGGGCCGCATCGAGGAGACGGTGTTCCACGTGGAACACGCCGATCTGTGGGTCCTGTCGGAGACGCTGGAGCACCTCGACGACCCCGAGCGCGTGCTGGGTCTCATCCGCGAGCGGGCAGACCGGCTCGTGCTGTCCACGCCCGACGGCGAGCCGGGCGGCATCAAGCCGAACGCCGAGCACATCTGGTCCTGGTCGTGCCACGACGTGGCCGAGATGTTGGAGCGCACGGGTTGGACGGCGCAGCTGCACAAGGTGCTGGAGCACCCGGCCGGCGGGATCTACTCGTTCGGGCTGTGGGGGTGCTCGTGATGTGGATGCCGCGCGGCAGATTCGCGTTCATCGGGGGATGGCTCAGTTGTCTCGCCGGCATCGTCCTAGCCGTCGTGTTCATGCGGTCATTCGGATCGCACTGCTGGTGAAGGCACTCATCACCGGCTCCGCCGGCTTCCTCGGCCGCCACTTCGTGCGTGCCCTGCGCCAGCGCGGCGCCGAGGTGCGCTGCGTGGATGTGGCCGACCGTGAGCCGTGGGACGCCCGCGACTACTTCCGGCACGCGACCAGCCGCGTGGATCTCGCGGTCCATGCCGCCGCGATCGTCGGCGGCCGGCAGAAGATCGAGGGGGCGCCGCTCGACCTCGCCGTTGACCTGAGCCTCGACGCCGAGCTGTTCCAGTGGGCAATGCGGACACGGCCCGGCCGGGTGGTCTACATCTCCAGCTCCGCCGCCTACCCGGTGCACCTCCAGACGGACTGGTGCAAGGCAGGAGGCCGGCGGCTGCGCGAGGACGACATCGACCTGGACGACGTGTCGAACCCGGACCTTCTCTACGGCTGGTCGAAGCTGACGGGCGAGCTGCTGGCGCGGCACGCGCGTGAGGCCGGGGTCCCGGTCACGGTCGTCCGCCCCTTCAGCGGCTACGGCGCCGACCAGGACGAGTGCTACCCGTTCCGCGCCTTCCTGGAGCGAGCCCTCCGGCGTGAGGACCCGTTCGTGGTCTGGGGGGACGGCGAGCAGGTCCGCGACTTCATCCACGTGGACGATGTCGTGGAGGCCACGCTGGCGGCGGTCGACCAGGGTATCGATGGACCTGTCAACCTCGGCACTGGCCGGCCGACAAGCTTCAACGAACTGGCTAGTCTCGTGACTCGGGCGGCGGGGTACCGGCCTGACCTAGATCATCAGACCGACCAGCCGGTTGGCGTCCGTTTCCGCGTGGCGGACCCGACGCTGATGCAGAGCTTCTATCAGCCCCGGACGAGCCTGGAGACTGCCGTGAGGATGGCAGTCGTGGAGAAGGTCGCCGTATGACGCTCAGCATCAAGACGCCGCCGGCGCTGGAGCCGATCCCGCTCTCCGAGATGAAGCAGCACCTCCGGGTGGATTTCAGCGACGACGACGCGACCATCCAGGGTTACCTGCGGGCGGCGCGCCTGCAGCTGGAGCGCAAGTACAACCGCGCGATGCTCACCCAGAGCCTGCTGCTGACCCTGGACAGCTTCGACCCGACCCGATGGACGGCCGACTCGTTCTACGGCATCTCGCCATCGACCTGGAGTCTTGGGCTCGGCGTGAGCTGGAGCATGATCGAGCTTCGGCCTCCGGTGCAGTCGATCACCTCGGTGACGTACACCGATCCATCAGGCACAACGCAGACGCTGCCCTCGTCGGGCTACTCGTTCGAGGCCGGCTCGGACTCGGCGACTGGCCGCATCTTTCCGGCGCTGAACAAGATCTGGCCGGCGGTTGGCCTGACGCCCGGCGCCGTGAAGATCGAATGGGTCGCTGGCTACACGACGCCGGACCTCGTGCCCGAGGATTGGCGAGCGGCCGTGAAGCTGTTCGTGGGCCACCTGTACGAGAACCGGCAGGCCGTGGTTGCGGAGGGACGCGTCGTAGCGGTCGAGATTCCCCTGGGCGTGGATGCGCTCATGGGCGGCGTTCGGCCCATGCTGCGATGAGCATCGGCCGTCTCGACCGCCGCATCACGCTCCAGTCGCCGACGTTCTCGACGGACTCCGAGGGGCGGGCGAGCACGACCTGGGCGACCGTGGCTTCGCCCTGGGCGGCCCTGGACCAGCAGAGCGGCATCGAGACCCAGCAGGCCGGCGAGGAGCTGATGACGCTGACGATGACGGCGCGGATCCGCTGGCGGGCATCGTTGGCCATCTCGTCGGCGATGAGGGTGCTCTATCTCGGCCGGGTGTTCCAGATCGTGGGCATCGCCAACTCGGCCGAGGGCAACGAGTGGTGGGACCTGAGCCTGCGCGAGGTCAGGTCTACGGCGGGTTAGCGCTCCGCGACGCAGTCTCTGGAGAGCTGGGCGCCGTCGTCATTCATCGAGGGCCTGTCCGCCGGCCACGTGGTGGAAGCGCGGGCGAGGTCATCGACGGAGAAGATGAGGCCCTCGTCAGGATCGAGTCGATTCGAAGTCCAGGTCCCGACAGCGGCAGGCAGACCGGGCGCAGTGACTCTGGCTGAGATGAAGTACACACGCTGGAAGTCATGTGACTGCACCGCCCGCATATGCGAGAGCTGAATGTCCGGAATCGAGCTGCCTGACTCGATGGCGGCGGTCATCGCCGAGGAGACGGGCAAGCAACGGGCGAGGTCGAACTGATGGCCAACGACGACGACCGTTCCTGATGCCGCGGCGAGAAGCACAAGCGCGGCAACGCCGAGCAGAAGGATCCTAGCGGGGCGTTGGCGTGCCCTGGCCGGAACGGGCGGGGAAACCGATAACCACTGCTCGCCGTCCCACCACCACCGGCCGTCCGGCGAGTACTGCGGAGGTGCTGAACCCATGGCGCGCATCGTAGACCGCAGGCCCGGAGGCTGAACATGGGCACTTCGGTCGGCTTCGAGTTCGACCTCGCCCCCTTCCTGGCCGGCATCGAGCAGGATCTCGACCACCTCGTTAAGGAATCCCGCAAGGGCATCGACGAGATCGCCGAAGCCATGGCGGCCGACATGAAGCGGAAGGCCCATGACCGGGAGGTGGCGGCCAGCATCGCCGTGACCATCACTGCCAAGTACACCGATGTCGGGACCAGCCACTTCCGAGCGATCTGGGAGGAGTTCGGCACCGGG